GGATATTTCCCAGTTCATCGAAAAGGCCGCCATGCTGGCGCAGCAGGCCGGAATGTTGCCCGGCCAGGACGGCCAGCAGGCTCAAGGTCAATTGCCCGCGCCGCCGGCAAAGGCCGCCGCATGACCGGTAGAACTTTCGCCAGTCTACGCCGCCCCGAGCGAAAACCCGACGCAGATATTGCGAAGGTGGAATTTGCAATCGCGCAGCTCATGACGCAGCCGGAAGGCGTGATTTTCTTCGATTGGCTGCGCAATCAGACCACGTTCGCGATTGTCGGACCCGATGCTTCTGACGGTGCGTTGCGAGGTGCAGAGGCAAAACGTCAACTCATGCTCGTAATTGAGGGCATGGGCCAACGTGGCGGACGAAGCAAACCAACCGGTAAGTGACGGCGCAGTTACGCCGCCCGACACCATCGCGCTTGCCGATCTCAAAGCCACCCTTGGCGACAGCTATTTCAACGACAAAGGTTTTGACGCCGAAGGTCTGAAGGGTCATTTGGCCGAACTCGGCACGCTCAAGCAGCAGGCCGCCGAACGCGCCGCCGGTATTCCGCAGGACGGCAAATATACCTTCGATCTCCCCGCCGATTTCAAATTGCCGGAAGGTCTGGAATGGAAGCCGGACGAGAAGTTCACCGCGCAAATTGCCGAATTGGCGAAATCCGAAGGATTGACCCAGGCGCAGCTTTCCAAGCTGACCGTCGCCTATGCGCAGCAGGATTTGGCGAAAAAGACCGCCGCCGTCGAAGCCGCGAAGGCTGACGATCTGGCCGTTGAGACAGAAGCCAAAAAGCTTCTGGGTGATGCGTATGTGGAGCGCACCGCCAATGTGCGCCAAGCCATGCAGGGCGTTTTTGGCGAGCAGCTTGCCAAGAATATCAGCTTCCAGTGCGCCGCCGACATTTTGGCGATGGAAAAATTCCTGAACGACAACAAGTCCCGCATGGCGCCGAACGCGCCCGCTGGCGGCGGTTCGGGTGCAGGAAACAACAACGAAGCAGCAGTAGCACTTGTTGGCACGCCCGATGGCGGCCGCAAGCTTTTGGATATGGCCAACAACGCGAAAGCCAGTAACTAGGAGCGCCTGATATGACCGCAATTTCCCTTCTGGAAGCCGCGAAACTTGCCGCCGATGGTGGCGACACCAAGAAGGCCGGCGTCATTTCGCTGTATGCGCAGCAGTCCGACATTCTCGCGGCCATGAAGTTTGAAGGCATCAGCGGCAATGCCGTGACCTTCACCCAGGACGGCGATCTGCCGACCACTGCATTCCGCGGCGTGAACGAGGCCTACACTCCGAACAACGGCACCTTCGCCAACCAGACGGAATCGCTCTACATCGCGGGCGGCGACCTGGACGTGGACACCTTCATCGTGAAGACGATGGGTATGGAAGTCCGCTCGCGCCATGAGGCCAACAAGGTCAAGGCACTTTCGGTCGGCACGACCAACCAGATCATCACGGGCGATAATTCGTCCGCTCCGCGCGGCTTCGACGGACTGCAGAAGCGTTGTACCGGCACGCAATTGGTTTCCAACGGCAATACCTCCGGCGGCGATCCTTTGAGCCTGGCGACCTTGGATCAGGCCATCGATCAGACCGATGGCGCCACGCACATCATCATGAACCGCACGCTGCGCCGCCTGTTCTACAAGGCGTTCCGGTCCTCCACCTTCCCGAACGGCTTGTTCACGATGGACGGTTCGAGCGACAGCGGCCAGGGCTTCAAGCGCACCCTGCGCTATGGCGAACTGCCCGTTCTGGTCGGCTACGAGCAGAACAAGAACACCGCGCTGCTGGGCTTCACCGAAGCCGGTGCTGGCGGCGGCACCACCTCAAGCTCCATCTATGTCGTGAATTTCAGCGACAGCGGCATTGTCGGAATTTCCAACGGCGGCATCAGCGTTCGCGACATGGGCGAACTGCAGACGGCTCCCGTCTGGCGCACCCGCGTCGAATGGTTCCTCGGCATGGCCTCCTACAATCCATTCGCCGCAACCCGTTTGTACGGCATCAGCAACGCAAGCATCGCCGCCTAATCAGCGGGAACCTAAGAGGACATTCACATGGCCGCTCTGCAAAATCGCCGCTCGTACTCCTACGACAACAGCCTCCTGCTCAAGGATGCTGGCCTGGTCGCTTCGTCCGCCGCAGCGCAGGTTAGCAGCGCGGCCGCCGTGGTAGATCTTGGCGCCCAGCCTTGTCAGGGCGTGGTGGTGATCGACGCGACCGCCATCGAAATCGGTTCCAACGACGAATGCTTTACCATCGTCCTGCAGGGCTCGAACTCCTCGACCTTCGCCGGCACCGCCGCAAAGACCCTGGCTGCGATGCAGTTGGGCTCCGCCGGTGGCAAGGCCATGGGCGAATCCGCCGATCCGGTCGGCGGCGGGCGGTACGAACTGCCATTCATCAACGTGCAGAATGACGTGGTGTACGAATACGTCCGTCTCTACACGCTGGTCGCGGGCACCATCGCCACGGGCATCAACTATACCGGCTTCATCGCGCTGGACCCGCGCATCTAATCTGAGGGCCGCGCGTGCAGACGTTCAAGCTCAAAAACCTCGACACAGGCGAAATCCTGGAACGCGACAAGCTTGATGCTCAGGAGATCGTGGCGCGCAACAACGGGCGCATTGTTCACCTGGAAGATGCGCCTGCAGACGAGCCGAAGCAGGAAGTCAGCCGCAAAGGCAGGTAGCGGCGAAAGGGTAAAGCGCCGCAATGTCCGCTGAAGCTGTCCGCATCATCAATTCCGCGATTTCCCGCTGCAATGGGAAGACGATAACCAGCGTCGATGACGGCACGCCGGAAGCGATCCTTGCCGATCTGAATTATGAAGACATCGTTCGCGCGGAATTGACCGCGAGCCCCTGGAAGTTCGCGCGTAAGGTCGATGATTGCACGCTCCGGCCAGAGACGCCCGATAGCTGCAGATATGGTTATGCCTGGGCCTTGCCCGACGATGTGCTGAAGCTGCGCACGCTCACCGTCAATGGCGAGCCGATCGATTACATCATTGCCAGCGAGGGGGTTGTGTGGACCGCTTGCAGCGACACGCCGCAGGCGGTCTATACCTATCGCGCCCCGGAAGATGCCTGGGTTCCGACATTTACCGAAGCGCTGAAAATCCGGCTTGAGGCCGCATACCTTCGCTTGGACGAGCGCGCCAATGAAGCGGACTCTCGCGATAAAGCCGCATCTCGCGCCTTCGCTCAAGCCCGGCTCACGAACAGCCAGGAAGAGGCGACCCATGAGCATAAGCGCTATCCCCTGATCTCGGCGCGGAGGACGGGATATGCCTCGCTCCGTCGTTAGGCGTGCCAATTTCTCCGGCGGCCTGCTTGATGAATCCCTGAGAAGCGATCCGCAAAAGGCGATTTATGAAGCCGGATTGGCCGAAGGAAGCAATCTGCGCATCCTGAATGGCGGTGGGGTGAAGCGCCGCGGTGCATCCTGGCTCCGCGCGATCCTGGCCAATGGCAAGGCCATCGGCACCGAATACACCACGCCGGCCGGCGCCGTGCTGATCTTCGTCTTCAGCCATGCCCGTCTCGATATTTACGACACCGGCGGCAATCTGATCGGCACCGTCACGTCGTGCCCCTGGGGATCTTCCATCATCGATGAAATGCAATTCGACAGCATTGATGAGGGTATGGTCGTCACGCATACGACCTTCTGGCCGCGCCTGATCACCATTTCAGGCACCACAGTGACGATTGATGAATTCGAGTTCGACAATGCGCCCGGCGGCGGCCCCGCCCAGCCCTATTACCGCTATGCGGACAAGGGCATCACCCTGCAGCCGTCCGCCACCAGCGGGTCTATCACCCTCACCGCATCCGATGATGTTTTCGAGGTGGGGCATGAAGGCACCTATTTCCGCATCCTGGGTTGCGAAATCCTGATCGATACTGTGAACAGTTCCACGTCGGCGGACGGCACGGTGGTGACATCGCTCCCGGCGACGGTGACGGTCAATGTCGCGGACCCCACCGGTTATCTGGTGGACGGCGAAGTGAAAGGTCTGGACAGCGGCGCGGAGGGCATCCTGACCAATGTTTCAGGAAGCACCCTGACCGTCGTGTACAAAAAGGGCCTGACCGGTTTCAATTCGGATGAACAGCTTGTCGCGGATGGTGGCGCGCAATCGACCATCACAAGCGGTCCCACACCGACGACAAATGCAGCCGTGGTGGATTGGGACGAGCAGGCTTTCAGTTCCGTGCGGGGGTACCCGGGTGGGTGCCGCAATCATCGCGGGCGGCTCTATCTCTACGATATGCGCGATCTCCCGCGCGGGATTGCGGCATCGGCCGCAAGCTTTCCCCGGTATTTCCAAATCGGCGCCAACGATGGCGATGCGTTCTTTGAGCTGGTGCCAAATCTGAAAGGACAGCGGGTGCGCCATGTCGTCAGCGCAACGCAGGGCATCGTCCTGACCGACAAGGCGACCTATTTCATGCCGGAATATGGCAATCAAGTGATCACGCCCTCGACGGTGGATTTCCGACTGATCGCGGAAATTGGCGCTTCACAAATCCATCCCGTCCCGACCGAACAGGGCTTTGCCTATGCGGAAGAGGGGACGAACCGGATCATCGGAATTCTCCCCTCCGGCAATGTGCAGGCACCTTGGGAATGCGACGATATTTCGGCATTCTGGACGGAATTGATCACCGGCCCCCGATCCCTGGCGTGCGATGTGGCGATCACCTCGCGCCCCGAAAGATACGCCTATGTGATCAATGACGATGGCACCATGGCCTGCGTGAAATACAGCGATCCGAATTCCCAGGTTCCGATTGGCTGGACGCCTTGGTCGATGCGGAATGCAGCGATCCGCTCAACCTTCTCGGCCGGCGGAAAGCTCTATTCAATCGTGCAACGGATCATCGGTAACGACAACGACGTGTGGACGCTCGAACAGTTTGACGAAAGCCTCTATGTCGATTGCGCGGTTGAATTCACCAGCGGGTCCGATCTTCTGGTCAATCATGCCGATTCCACGGTTTCGGTGATGAGCGACGGCCATTGGTATCGCGGCGCATTTGCCCTGGATGATACCGGCGCTTTTGGTGATGACTTCGATTTGGATACCGGCGGATATATCGCCGGGTTCGACATGACATGCGATTTCAAGCCGACGCCGCCCGTTCCCGATCATCCCGCCTATCGTCATGGTCAGCGCATCGGAATTCCCGAGGCGTTTCTGCATGTGAAGGATACGGGCGCCTATTACTTCGACGGGCAATTGAGCCCGGCCTATCGCATGGGTGAAAGCCAGGACATTGCCCCGCCGCTTCGCACAGAGGCGAGCAAGTGGAAGGTGATTGGCCGCGACACGGATGGCCCACCAGTTTCGCAAAGCTTTCCCGGACCGCTGCAAATTCTCGGACTGAATATGGAGGTGTCGTTCTAATGGGCTGGGCTCCAATCGTAATGGGCGTTCTTGGAGGTGCCGCTCAAATAATGGGCGGCATCTCGGCCAATAACCAATCGCAAGCGCAGGCGGCACAACAAGAGGCCAACGCTAAAGCGTCTCTGACCGCAGCGGATCAGGCGGATGCGGAACGTCGCCGCGATTTGATGGGGACGCTTTCTGCTATCGACGCGGTTCGATCTTCGCGAGGATTGGATGCTGCCAGCCCTACAGGCATGGCGTTGGCGTCTTCCGCGACGACGCGGGCGGAAAGAGGGATCGACACATCCAATCTCAATTACCGCCAAGAGGCGCAATCCTATCGCACCCAGGCGGGCATCAGCCGGTCTCAAGGCACGTCGGCGCTGATCGGCGGATTCCTGAAGGGTGGATCAAGCCTCTTCTCCGCTGGGCGTGATGCCTACAATTACAAATGGTGATCCATGTCCTCTAAGCTCGGCGGACTTCCTGATCTTGGCTATGGCGCAGTCACCGCGCAACCGGCGCCGGTGCCGCGCGCCGATTTGTCTGGCGGTATCTTTTCTGCATTGGCCGATGGCGCCGAACAAATCGGCAAAATGTTTCAGCCGGAATTGAACGAGGAAGCCGCCAATCAAGGGTTGGATTCGGTCAAGCGCGATGCAAATGGAAAGCTGATTGATCCGCCGAAGCGCATGACGATCACGCAGGCCGACGCGGCATTCAACAACGCGGCTGGCATGAAATACATGGCGGAAACTGCGCAGGATGTGCGCCCTAAGATCGCTGACCTTCAAGAGAAGTTCAAAGACGACCCCATTGGTTTCAAGTCTGCGCTTGATGGCCTGATAACCGGCGCCACGCGGAACGCGCCACCAGAGTTTCAGTTACCCATCACGAAAATGATGGAACAGGAAGGCGGCGCCGCCCAAGAGGTATTGGTTCGCCAGAAGCTTGTGCGCGATGCAACACTTGCGCAGCAAAGCGTCGATACGCTGATTAAGACGCATGAAAATGAACTCTCCGGTTACGCCCGACTGAACAATCTCAATGATCCGCGTGCCCAGGTACTTTGGAAAGAGCATGACGATGCCGTAAGAGCGAAGGTCAATAATCCGGCATTCATCTACAGCAAAGAGCAGGCCAATGCGGATATTTCGGAATTTCATTCTCAACTGATCGGGGAGGGGGCTGTCGGTCAGGCCGGAGCGATCTATGACAAATACAAAAACGTCAGCAAGGCCGAGGAAGAATTCGAGAAGCTGATTGACGATCCGTCGTTGAACCTGACGCCAGCACAACGGAACGCCTTTGCCTCACAAGGTCGCCAGGAAATTCGTATCCGTCATGCTGAGTTTTCCCAGGATCAGGACGAGCTCAAGCGCCAGGTTGAGTATCGCTTGGATGATGCCAATGCGGCGGCGCGGCTCACCGGCGATTACACCAAGGTGGTCAGCGACGACGAAATCATGCGCGCCTATGGGAAATACCCATCGCAGGCCGCGCAGATCATCAGCAAGCTCAAGGCCTCGACCGAAATCTATTCCATGAACAAGCAGGTCCCCATGGCGACACCCGGCCAGCTTGCCGACATGGCGAAACGCTATAACCCGGCGACGAACGGTTCCGGCAAAGCGCCGGAAGGCTTCAACGCCATCTGGTCGCAATGGATGATTCCGACGGAGGGCGGCTACAATCCAGCCGACAGCAACGGCGCGCCGGTCAATTTTGGGATCAACCAGAAGGCCAATCCCGATCTGGACGTGAAGAATCTCACCCAAGCCCAGGCCGCACAGATCGCCAAGGACCGCTATTTCACGGCGTCTGGCGCCGACAAACTTCCCGGCGGCCTGCAAGCGGTTCAATTCGACACCGCCATGAATATGGGCGTGGGCGCGGCAAAAGAATTACTCGCGAAGTCAAACGGCGATGTGCGGTCCTATCTCGATTTACGCGAGCAGAAATATCGCGACATTGCGGCCTCCGATCCCACCAAGGCCAAGAACTTACCGACATGGCTTGAGCGCAATGAAAACCTGCGCAACTTCGTCAATGGAGGGAATGTGGCGGATCAGGCGCGCATCTTCCACGCCTTCAATGAAGCGGTGCAAAAGCGCAACGAGGCCCTTGCCAGCGATCCCGCGTCTTATGTCCTGGGAAACCGTCAGGATATCGCGAACATGATTGGCTCCAAAGACCCGCTGCAGGTGCAGAATG